AATTACCTCTAGAGATGAGGCCTCAGGTACGTTTACTCTTATCATTAGACAAGGTAACGATAAATCAACTGATAAAAAAGTACTTGAAACTTACAGAGGAGTTAGCTTAGATCCATACTCAGACAATTATATCTCTAAGTTAATAGGTGATACTTATTCTGAAGTAGCAATTGATGCTGATAGCGGTGATTACTTTGTTAAACAAAATGGTGAATACCCATCTAGAAGCAATTATGTATATGTCTCAGCTGTAAACAATACAACACCTAACTATTTAGATGCTAATGGTAATGTAAGTGATGATAACTTTACAGGTTCCATCCCAGCAGTACAAAATGGTGCGTTTGGTAGCGGAGCAGGTCTTGTAGTTCCCGCAGGTGGATGTAATATGAACGAAAATATCACAGCAGGTAATACTCAAGGATTACAAGCAGGTGACTACACAAACTTTATTGATTTGTTAAAAAACAAAGACGAATATAAGTTTAACGTACTATCCCTCCCAGGATTGATCCATTCATTAGCAGGTCACAAAACTAGAATTGATGAAGCTATTGCTGACTTACAAGTTAGAACAGACGCAATCATCCCAGTTGACTTAGTAGGATATGAATCAGCAATTGACACAGCTACAGCAGAAGCTAATACTTTAAACACTTCATATGCTGCTGCTTATTACCCATGGGTACTTGTTAATGACAACCAAACAGGTAAAGCTATATGGTGCCCACCATCAACAATTATCCCTTCAGTATATATCTTTAATGATAATACAACAGCTGCTTGGTTTGCTCCCGCAGGTTTAACAAGAGGTACTATGCCTAATGTTATCCTCCCTGAAAGAACATTACCAAGAGCCGACAGAGACACTTTGTACGAAAGTAAAATTAACCCAATCGTTAAATTCCCAACTACAGGTGTAGCAGTATATGGTCAGAAAACATTACAATCAGCAGCTTCTGCTACTGATAGAGTTAATGTTAGAAGATTGTTAATTACATTGAAAAACTTTATTAGTAATGTTGCTCAAGGGTTAGTATTCGAACCTAACTCACTTGCCACCAGAAATGCGTTCCTTGCTGTGGTAGTTCCTTATATGGAATTAGTACAACAAAGACAAGGTGTTTACGCCTTTAAGGTAGTAATGGACGATACTAATAATGGTCCTGATGTAATTGATAGAAACGAATTGAGAGGTACAATTTACCTCCAACCAGTAAAATCAGCGGAATTTGTTGTACTTGACTTTAATGTCTTGCCTACAGGAGCAGAATTCCCAGCCTAATAGGTTACATTAATTAAATTAAAAATAACAAACTAGATAAAAATAAGAAAACATGGCAGTATTAGATACAAACGAGCTGTTTTTTACAGCGTTTGAACCCAAACAACAGAATAGATTCTTGATGTCTGTTGATGGCATCGAGTCATATATCGTAAAAGGTGTGGGTGCTATTACATTAACACAAGGTGAAGTTACTCTTAACCACATTAACGTATACAGAAAAGTTAAGGGTAAAACTACTTGGGGTAATGTTCAGTTAACCTTACATGATCCAATCTCTCCTTCTGGAACCCAGCAGGTAATGGAATGGGTTAGATTACACCACGAATCAGTAACTGGTAGAGATGGTTACTCTGACTACTACAAGAAAGATGTAACATTAAGCGTTTTAGGTCCTGTAGGTGACGTTGTCTCAGAATGGATTTTAAAAGGATGCTTTATCGTAGATGCTAACTTTGGTGATTACAACTGGGATACTGAAAACACAGCCCAGTCAATTACTATGACATTAGCTCCAGATTACTGCGTATTGAATTACTAATCAATACACAAAAAATCAACAAGAGAAGCGCACGAAAGTGCGCTTTTCTTATTTCTCGATATATTTATATCAAACATTAAAAGTTATTAATAATGAGTGACGAACAAACAGTTGAAACCCAACCAATGGAAGTTGTTGAAAAGAAAAAATACGACTTTCCAACAGAAGTAGTAGAATTACCTTCAAAAGGTCTACTCTACCCAAAAGACAACCCCCTTTCTTCAGGCAAAATTGAAATGAAGTACATGACTGCTAAGGAAGAGGATATTTTAACTAACCAAAATTACATTAAACAAGGCATTGTTCTTGATAAATTAATGCAATCGTTGATTGTGTCAAAAATCAACTATGATGATCTTGTAGTAGGTGACAAAAATGCTATAATGGTTGCTTCTCGTATTTTAGGTTATGGCAAAGATTATACTTTTGAGTATGGTGGACAAGAAGTAACAGTTGATTTGTCTGAAATTGAACCTAAATGGATCAATGAAGAACATTTAGTAGAACCTAATACTAATGAATTTAAGTATATTCTACCCCATACTGAAACTCCAATTACATTTAAAGTCTTAAATAATAAAGATGAAAAAATGATTGAAGCTGAAGTAAAAGGTTTGAAAAAAATTAACAAACAATCATCAGCAGAATTATCTACTAGACTTAAACACATGATTATCTCGGTAAATGGAGATGATTCAAAGAAAGCAGTTAGAGAATTTGTTGATAAATATTTCTTAGCACGTGATTCAAGAGCGCTAAGAGAACATATTAAGGAGATACAACCCGATATGAACTTAACATTTGATTTTTACCCTGAAGATGGTGGAGATACTCAAGAAGATGTTAAGATTCCTATCGGGGTTACGTTTTTTTGGCCTGACGCCTGAATATAGACTCCATATGTTTGGGATGATACACGATATAGTGTATCATGGTAATGGAGGATTTGATTGGTATACTGTTTATAATATGCCTATCTGGTTGCGTAAATTTACTTATAAAAAAATAGTAGATTTCCTTAATAAGAAAAATGAAGCAGCTAGTTCGTCCTCATCATCTCAGGGATCAACCAGGCAAATCGATTTTGCCAAACCTCCTTCAGATATAAAACCAGGAGAACGTGTATAAAGGGGTGGTGCGAAAGCATCACCCCTCCATATTTATAATAAACTATAGTTTATATGGCTTCTGAGGAACAGTTAAATAATCAACGTACACTAAACGAGTTATTAAGCGATTATCAGACAGGGCTCATTGAGGCTGCTGACTTTGCTTCTATACTAACTTCTCGTTCTTCCCAATTAGTTGATTCTTTAAAACAAACTGTTTCTTTAAAAGGAAAAGCCACAGAAGAAGATAAAGCTGCTGTAAAATCTGTAACTAAACTTGCGGATATTACCCGTTCTTTACAAACCCCTTATGAAAGTATATCTGACATACAAAAAGATATAAGGAAAAATACCCAAGAGCAGCAAAAATTAGAAAATACTTTAGGGGCAACTAAAAGTAGATTTAGTAAAGAACAACTAAAAGCCTTAAAAGACTATAAAGCCGCCCACCAATCCCTCCTTTCAGAAGAAAAAAAGCTTGCTAAGCTAAGACAAGATTCTAGTAAAAAAGACAATGAAGCTGCTGATAGGTTATTTGATATGATGGGTAGGGGACGTGAATTAAAAATGTCCCAAGCAAATTTAGAACAAAGAGTAGATCAAGATATTTTAAATGCTAAACTTGATGCTATTAAACAAGCTGAAGACGCTGAACAATCAGCATTAGATGATTTAAATGCTGTTAGAGGTACTTATGCTGAGGATTATGCTCGTGATCTTTTAAAACAGGCCCAATTTGATGCTCAAATAGCTAAAAGCAAACTTTCTGCCCAAGAAGAAGCTTATGCTAATGTTGTTAAAGAAAGACAAGAGGTTGAAGCCCAAATAGCTGCTGAAAAAGATATAGTAAGTGAAAAAGCCTTACAAATAGTCAACCAAGAAAGACTAACAGCATCAGCTAGAGATACTTACGATCAACTTTCCGAAAACCTCTCAGAGGAGGAAAAATTTGTTCTTGAATTAGAAAAAGCTATTGAATTAGCCAATAAAAACAACGAATATCTTAGAATTCAAGAAACCCTTCAAAAGAATATAACTAAGGCTATGTCTGGTTATAATTTAACTTTAGGGTTTGCTGGTAATTTGATGGATAAGCTAGGAGCTAGTCAATTAAAATCAGCTTTAAATTTAGATAAAGCACAAGAAGCTGCTGAAAAAAGAGCAAAAGAATTAACTAATCAAGGAAAAACTAATTTAGGAATTTGGGGTAAATTACAAGTAGCAGGAGCAGGATTTACCGAAGTACTTAAAAAATCACTTACTGTTCAAGGTTTATTACTAGCTGGTATAACAGCTATAGTTAATTTATATAAAAAAGGTGAAGACACCCTTAAAACAATAAGCTCAGCTACTAAAGAAATAGCTAAAGATTTAGGTGTAACTACAGATGTTGCTAGAGGATTAGTTAATAGGTTTGATGACATTGCGTTTTTAACGGGTCAAATGCCTGAAGAAGCTGCTAAGTTAACAGCAGAAATGCAGAATTTAGTAGGTACTACTAAAGATTTCGGAAAAGAACAACAAGTAGCCCTAAACCAATTAGTAGCTAGTGGAGGTTATTCAATAGAACAAGCCACCAGATTACTAGAAATCTCAGAACTTCAAGGTCAAAGTTTAGAAGATAATTATAAACAATATGAGCTTCAAGTTTTAGCCCTTAATGAACAAACTGATAGTGCCGTATCAGTTAAAAGTGTTATTCAAGAAATAGGTGAAGCTAGTGCTGAAGTTAGAGCTAATATAGCTGCTAATGGAGGTAATTTTGCTAAAGCAGCGTTTGAAGCTAAAAAATTAGGACTAGAATTAACTAAAGTTCAAGATATAGGAAAATCTCAATTAGATTTTGAAGGATCTTTAAGAAAAGAACTAGAAGCAGAAGCAATTTTAGGAAAAGATATAAATTTAGAAAGACTTAGACAAGCATCTTTAACAGGAGATGCTGCTACTGTAGCTGAAGAAATGAATAGATTAGTAGCTGAAAACTATGATGATATTCAAGGAAATACTTTAGCCCAACAAGCATTTGCTGATATGCTAGGAATTTCAGTAGAAGAAGTTATGAGTATAGGAGAAAACATGAAACTCCTATCAGGCACAGGATATAAGAATTTAAATGCTGCTCAAGAAAAATACAATAAGAGAGTAAAAGAAGGAGCTACCGAACAAGAATTAGCTAACGAATTCCAAAACGAACTCCTTAGAGATAAATTGGCTCAAATTAGTTATGAGGAAAAATTAGCAGCTTATGAGAGAGAAAAATCAGAACAATATGCTAAAATAACTGAAGCATTCCAACCTTTAGTTGATAAATTTAGAGAATTAGCAATTCGTTGGGCCCCTATAATAACAGATTTTGTTCTTAAATTAGAACCCTATATAACAGCTGCTGGAGAAGCATTAGCCAATTTCATAGGCAGCACAATGGATTTCTTTGAGGAAAATCCTTGGCTAGGTAAACTAGCTGGAGGTGGAGTTTTAGCACTAGCGGCTTCTAATTCTCTTAGAAATATGTTTGGAGATTTAAGAGGTCGTACAAGGTTTACACCCCAATATGTCCATGTAACCAACGCAGGAGCTTTAGGAGGAGGAGGAGGATTACCTGGTGGAGGAGGTGGAACTGGAAAATTAGGCAAGCTTATGAGAGTAGCTGGTACTGCTTTCGCAATTTATGAAGGGTTTAGTATAGCTTCTGATTTATTTGAACAAGCTGGAATGGAACACGCTTCCGCAGCTGCTGATAGACAAGAAGAAGTAGCTACTAGTAAATATTTAGCTCAAGAAGGGTCAAATGCTATAAAGCAAACCTTAGAATCGGCTGCCGAAAATGGAAAAACTTTCTTTAGCCAAACCTTTGATAGTATCAAAGTTATGGGAAAGGAAGCTTTTGATGGAGTTAAAAATACTATAACTACAACCTTTAGTGGTCAATTCCTTACAGACATAAAAAATTCTATTGGTGAAGTTAAAGGTTCTATAATAGATGCTTTTAAAGGTGAAAATGGGGTATTTTCTCAAATTAAAGCAGGTACAAAAAGCTTTATAGAAGGAGCCCAATCTACTCTTTCTAAAGCAGCAGATATGATAAGCAACCCCGCATCGACCGCTCGACAAGCTGCTGGAGCTGTTTCTGATATGGTTTCATCTGCTGGGTCTAGCGTTTCTTCTATGGGAAAAAGTGCTTGGGGAGCCATTACTGATTTTGGCTCATCGGCAATGAACACTTTATCTTCAGCTGGCCAATCAGTAGTAAAGGGGGCCCAATCAGTTGGGGAAGGCGCATATTTACTTGCTACTAACCCTGCTAAATGGTTAGATGAAGTTTTATCACCTTCATTAAAAAGTGTTACTAGTGAAGTAGGTACTAGTCTATTCAAAGGTGTAAAAGGACTAGCTAAAAAAATACCTATTGTAGGACCTTTAATTGATTTAGGGTTTGGTGCTTATGAAGTATCAAATATATTAAATAGTAATGATATAGAATCTGAAAATGATTTATATCAAAAAATAGGTGAAGCCACTTCTGGTACTTTAGGCAGTATGATAGGAGGAGGAATAGGAGCGGCTATAGGAAGTGCTGTAGCACCTGGGATAGGTACTTTAGTAGGAGGTGTAGGGGGAGGATTTTTAGGAGATTGGTTTGGAAGATGGTTAGCAAATCAATTAGGAGCAACTGGGTTAGGAGAGTGGGTCATAGATTCTATAGACTCAGCAGGAATAGCAAGTAAATCTGAATTAATTGAAAACATCCAAAATGTCCAGGATGGATATGCTCCATCCAAAAGAGGACCTTTTACTATTACAGACAAATATGGAGAAATGGCTGTAACAGCAGTAGGAGATTCAGTCCTAGTTACACCAAATATAACAAATACAGATAGCTTAACAAACTTCCTTTCTCCAAAACCTACACTTGAATCCCCTCAACCTACTTCTGAAACCTTTACTACCTTTGATTCAGTTAATGATGTTTTAAAATTCTATTCTTCATCTGTTTCTTCTACAAATGAGAAATTAATTAAATATAATGAATCTCTTAAAAATGAAATAGATAGATTTGTTCCTTATTTGGCTCAACAAGATAGCATTACTTTAAATAATATT